TCCATCATATTCGGTAACTAAACCTTCTGCTAACATCATTTTGTTGATTGATTGTTTGCGACTTCCACTAACGATAAATAATTCACCTATTACACGACCATACTTCCCATATTCATATGACTTTAACATTATTTCTTTTGATGAACCCACTGCTTTAGGGTCAATCTTATTTATAAGCCATTCTTTGGCTATAAGTCCTCGTTTTTTTTCTTCCAAATCTCTTGTACGAGTTTCTGGTGCATTGACTCCAGCAAATCTGATACGTTTGTGTATTTTGAGATTATAACCCAAATCAATCCAGCAATCGACAGTATCCCCATCGACAACTCGGTCAATTGAAATTCGATATTCATACATTTTTTAAATCACCATTTTTGTCTAATTCTTTATTATGCGCAGTGCATATTTTATTATTGCATAGAATAGGTGATTTTTCCGTATTTAAAACACATGCACAATAACTACAAAAAGTGAAATTATTATATCTCAAAGTTGATTCCTGGTTGATTATTATGCTGGCTTTTACACCAGCATAAAGAATATTTACCCTTTAGGTATCTTGGACATGAAAGCAAATGGTGCATCTTCCAAAGCATTTTGTATCACTGATACAACTGCTGAGGCTCCTGCAACTAGTGCTGCCATTATTACGTCTGCTTCAAACATTCCTGCTTGATTAGCTATCATTACTGCAACAAATGCTTGAACAAATGTACGTCCTGCTCTTATTGCTGCATTTTTAATATAGACCTTTGAGTCTACTTTTTTCGATTTTGCCATAGTTACTCCTATGTTTAATTTATGAATTTACCTTTTTTAGCAGCTTCGAGAACTTTTACTTGTCCTCTTAAGTCAGCTACCACATTAGGTAAAGCTATTAAATCTTTTATGTTTGTGTATTGTATTGTTACGTCTTCACCAGCTAAGATAGCATCTGCAACTTTAGGGTACATTTTTTTGTATGCAACACCACTGTTCCCGACAAATCCATCTTTGCCTTTATCTAAATCTGTTTGAGTTTCTCCAATTATGTAACAACCACTGGTGTGCTGGTCGGTGTTCCCCGTATGGATTAATATCCACTGAAATCCAGGAACATCTTGTAACCAAAGCATACCTTTATGAAAGGCACCATATTTTGCTACATACTTTGAATGAAAGCCACCTTCTGTTCTTAGCTTGATTTCGTATTCACCTTCGGGAATACAGGTCTCATGCATAACCTTTACATCTCTATATTCATCTTCAAGTCCGTAGCATTCAAATTCGCCATCAATAAATAAAAGAGAATTGGTGGCATCTGCGCCGAACTGAAATCTTATTACATCTAATTTCATACTAATAGTTTAGTAGAAGTTTAAAATCATAGTGGTTTATAGTACTTGTAGATTATCCCATTGTAACTGGGGTTTTCCAGGTGTTAAAGAAAAAGTTAAAGTACCAGCGTAAGAAGTCTTACCTGATATGTTCTCAAACCAATCTGAACCACCGTCTACAGACGGACACTGCATTAAGGTTCTCTTGCCCTCATTGATAACAAATAAATGATGAAAATGACCAGATATAAGAATATCTGCATCACCCATATCTGTCATACCAAAAGCTTGACCAGACAACCAGTTAACTGCTTTTTGATGTGAGTACCTACCACCAGTACGAAACTGATGTCCATGAGCTATACCAACTATTGTTCCAGATATGTCTAAAGTAAGCCACAAATCATTTTCTGGTATAACAAACTTCATATGCTTATATGCTGGGTTCTCTGCAAATATTTCTGCAGCCTCATCAAATATACTTACATCAAAGTTATCTCCAAGAGTTGTAAAGCTCTTACCTTTTTGGTTTCTATTTTCTCCATGATTTCCAGGCACACAAGCAACAACTACATTTTTAAATAGTGGTGCCCATTCTTTTAAAGCCTTAACCAAGAGTCTTCTAGCTATCATCTTTTGACGACGAAGGTCATACTCTACTGAAAAAGTTTGCATTTCGTAATGACCTTCACAGCCCTCTACAATATCACCTAAACCAAAAACATAAAGATTAGAAAGTTCTTCTCCTTGTTTTCTAAGTTCATTTATTCGAGCTGTAACATCAGGTATCATCTGCTCTACTCTACCAACTATACCCTTTGTACCATCTCCATCGCGCTTTCCCATTTGCCAGTCACTTAGACAAACTACAAATGATGCTGCACCTTTTACTTTTTGTGGTTTTGGTTTGTGCTTTTTGATTTCAGAAAGAAGTTCTTTAAAGTCAAAATCTTTTTCTGCTATCGCATTTCGAGAAATAATTTTGGCTTTGTAGTAGTAAAACTGTTCAGTCTCCCCACCACCCATATTAGCTGTCCATGTTCTAATCTCAAATGGCTCTATAATATCAAAGTCATCTGGATTGAAACCTAGTTCAGCTAAGTAAGTATCCCATTTATGGTCTTCGGGCTTTTCTGCTTTAGGCATAGGTTTAGAAACTATTTCTTTTTTAGCAGTATCTAATCCTGGTTCCCAACCTTTAGGATGTTCTTTTCTTTTTTTAACAGCATTAGGATAAGCTCTATCAGACTTGGCATAGTCTTCTAGGCTAGACATAAGATTCTGTTTTTAATTGTTCCCTTATTGTATGTTCACTGAGAGGACAACCTTTCTCTTTTTGTAACCATCTTGCAATCATTGAAGCAGGTAATCCACTTTTGTAACCTTTAACTGCTTCTTCAAAAGCTTTTTTATTAGCTTCATTTTTATCTTTCCATGCTGTATAGCCTGTTCTAACATGGTCATTTTTAGCGAAATCATCAAGACTTTTCACTATTCCTCCTCTACATTCGGCTCTTGTGATGGGTTAGCAAATTGAGTAACTAAAGCTTTCAATCTTGAGTTTTCAATTTCTTTAGCTGCCACCTTATCACCTAAATCTTTTACCATTAAAGATAGTTGTCTATTAGATGACTGTAGGTTATTAGCAATTTCTACTAACTGTGTTGTCTCCAACTGAACTTTTTCTTCTGAGTTTTCAGACATGATTCCTCCTATAGAACATTTGTACTAATATTCTATCATAATTTCTAAAAAAGTTGCGTATTTAAGTTTGTTCTTTAATCTCTATTTAGGGAACTTTTTAGCAATCTTTAAGTAAAGGTTTACCAAGTCGTCTGCATCTTGTACTAAATTTATGCCATTAATTCTCATATAGTTAAATTGTTTTAGAACAATCTCTCTTACATCATCATGGTCTATAAGTTCATCTATGACTTGACTTCTTTTTGTTCCTTCAGCGAAGTTGTTTAATTTTTCATCCATGTTTAGATTATAAGCTATAAATGATAACTTTTTGGGATTTTAAAAGCGAAAGACCCGACATGTGGTGGTTCGGGTCTTTCTTACCTAATGGTGGTTAGGTTAAACTTTAAGGCTCTATTATATTTTCGTGCGAAGCGAGAATATCTTTACCTATCTCTTTCATTTTAGCACGAATACCTGTGGCTGATATCTTTTGTATTTCATCTGGTAGTACAATCTCTTCTATTGCATAACCTACACCACGACCATAACTTATGTTGGTAATGTTAGGTACTAGCTGTACTACAAACTTACCTTCATACTCTGGAATAAGTGCTTCTTCAATCTTTTCTTTTACGAAATCAAAGTCAAATGGATTACTATCGTCAGTGCCACCAGTGTCTCTGACCATAATACATACTTGACCTGTTTTCTTTAAAGCTTCTTTAAATAGAGCTAAGTGACCATCGTGAAATGGTTGCCATCTACCAAGCATTTGTACTGTAGGTTTTTTAGGGTCAAACATTACTCTTCTTCTTGGTTAAGTAATTTGTAAGCTACTTCTTCTAAAATGTCATCTACTTGTTCCCAATCAGTAATGGTATAAGTAGGTTTTTTTAATGGTTCTTCAAAAGCTTTATTTGTATCTTCGTACGGAGACTCTTCTATAGTATTTACATATATAGTCATATCCCATTGAGGCATTTCTCTATAGACATTAAAGGGACAAACAAAATCAACAATAGTGTTAAAACCATCTGCTTCATTTAGTTTACCTATGGCAGACATTCTTAAAGCTTGTCTTTGTCTAGCCTGTGGAGTAAACTCCCAGTCTCCAAATGCTTCCCTTACTTTATCAGCATTTACATGTCTGATTACACCAGTACCTACTTTATCTACAAGCTTTGAAGCAAATGTAGATTTACCAGATGTTGGTAGTCCATAAATTAATATATTCATTTATTATATTTCTCCTCTAATTGTTCTGGTGTGTATATAAGTTCATTCATATTCAACCATCTATTATATATATTCTTAGGAAATAAAAACTCTATATCATGAGTTGATTTTTCTATAGAACCTTCTTTAAGCTTATGTAGGTTCGTACCTACTCTTGTATCATTGTACTTTTGACCTTCAAATTCAAACTGCTTTATGTTTTCATAATCGTGGTCAAATTTCTCTACCTCTAAAAAGTTATACAGATTGTTTATTACATTTTCTGTATCACCAGTTAAATCTTTGTAGTCTATATACATAACATCAATATCATTCTTTTCTTCTAAATACTTTTGATATGTGTAAATCATTCTTGCTGATGTCTGAACATTTCCATACTGTGACAAGTAAGACATAACATCTTCTGGTTTACGAGATGTTACATTTGTATATATAAAGTTATCTACATTCTCGTTTGCCCACTTAATAAAGCTAGCAAACACTTCAAATATATCTCTTTGTAAAATTATAACTTTAGGGTTGTCAGAAAGTCTTTTAACAACTTCTGGAAACCATTGACCTCTATCTATAATATTACTTGCTTTGTAATCTGAATACCAAGCCTGTGCAGTTTTTCTTGCTAATGTGTCTTGTTCTGAAGACCAATCAAAATTTTCCCAAGTTTCACCTTCAAATGATTGATGAAGAGTACTTACTGTTCTACTTAAAGGACTTAAGGGGCTAACTTGTAAGTCTGGATTTTGATTGATTATGCCACCTAATACTGTGTTACCAGCACGAGGCATACCAACTAAATGAAATATATTTTTGTCCACCATTCCTCCCAGAATATTTACTTAATTATACTATATTATATTGCATCCGTTTTTAGATTACTAAATAATACTGTTCCAGTATTTGCACCTACACCTACACTGTGATATGTTAAGTCAAACATTATAAATCCGGTTTGTGTTAAGGTATAACTTGTATCTGAACCACCAGCTGGAAACGAACTGTCAAATCTTACATCTGTAACAGCTGTTGCAGATGTTGCAGTAGAATAATCTGTAACTGTTTCTACATTACTACTAGTAATTCTTGAAAAAGCTAAATTGTTTATGTCAATTTTAAAAGTATAATTGCTAGCATTGTTGTTTCTTATCATAATTTTATAATCTTTAGGACCACCATGACCTTGAGCAATAAGTATTTTATTTAGTCTATAACCACCCGAATATACATCACCCATTAAGATTCTACCACTTGTCGCAGGAGCAATCCACTTTAATACATATTGGTCACTAGAATTATGGTAAAGTTTTCCATCGAAGGTTCCTCCAGCAGATGTAAGACTACCAACAGTCATTTGATGAGAAACATTTACAGCATTACCTGTTGTAATAATTTCTTCATAATTAACACCAGTAGTGTTTTCGAAATCAACACCAGCTTTTAAGGCTATTTTTGAACCTTTATTAGAAGTAGTTGCACCATTTGGACCAGAACTGCCCGGATTTGTAAAACCACCTGTAAAAAAGTTAATATCGCTTCCAATACCACGAGTGTCATAATCAGCTTTACCAAAAGACATAACTGGATGTGGTCCACCCATAGCTGTAGAGTTCCAGAAAGTTAATAGGTTGTTCGGTGCGTCATATCCATAGTAACCAACGCTGTTACCTTCAACGAAGTTTGTAATACCAGATAGGAATGCTCTATTTCCTGCAAACTCTCCGCCCGGTACATATCCGTTATCAAAGTAATCATTAGTGTTAACTGTGAATGCAATACCACCTGCGTGTTGGTCTATATTTCTATATCTATTAGACATTGCAGTTTGAGGTGGGTTAGAGGCTAATTCTAAAATTGGAGAAGAGCGCTGTGTCTTTTCTGACTCTAATGAGTTATAACCTACTGGACCAAATCTTAAATCTGCTTCAGTTGCACCAGAATGTGCAGCAGGGTGTCCTGCTGGTAAAAATTTAGAAACTGTTTGATTGTTTAAAGTTTGTGACCAACCCCAATTTGCAGTGGTATTATCACCGCTAAATGAATTCCAATCACTACCACTTATTGGTTGATATCCACCTGTATCTCTAGCATATTGAGTACTCTCAATGGTTATTACACCATCATACTCTGCGTCATCTACATTGATAAAAGTACTTGATTGCCATTTTGCACCATCGTAATATTCTAATTTTTTAGTATCTGTATTAAATCTTGTTTCACCAGCTGAACCGGATGAGTCTCTTTGTGCAGTAGTACCAGTAGGTAATTGAACACCAGAGTCAGCACCGTCTGCAAATTCTTTAAGTCCTGTAGAGTCTCCGCCAGATTCTACGACATGAATTGGTCTATTGGCCATTTATTATTTCTCCATCTTGAAAGATATCATTATTTTAACACAGCGTATTACAATTTATGTGTTTTTACTAAACTAGGTTTTCTCTAATAAGTTTAAGAGTTTTCTTTAACATTTTACTTTCATGAAATCTTGCATATCTATTAATTAAAGGAACATTTACTTCCCATGTGCTAGCAGTAGCACAAACAGTCATAATTCTTGATAAATCATCTGACATATGAAACATTTCAAAGTTTATTTTTTTATTTGTTAAAAAGTTTAAAAACGCCAATGGCTCATCTTTTTTAATTTTAAATTCTTTTTTATTTTCCCATAAGTTTATTTCTGTCTGTATAGGTCTAAACCAGCTACCAATATTGTATTGGCCTGGTGTTACTGCACCATATTTTAAATGAGGTGCATTTAGAAAATAAGGAGCTGTAAACTGCATTTCTAAACTTTCTTCAGCAAAAAAGATAAGAGGATAATTATATTCAAAAAGTATTTGATTGTTGAGCTGCGGCTCTCTTTTGTATAATGCAGATAAAGAGTTTTTAGAAGTTGATTGCATGTCACCATCTAATGTATAACTTGACTCTATTGGATTCTCTACGACATAGGTATTGTTGGTTAGTCCTTTATATGCTGTGCAAGACATAAATCCCCGATTTTGTACATCGCTACTTCTTTCTTTATTAATATTCTTTAATAGATATTTGTTAAGACTTATAGGCTCCTTGTAAAGGATTGACCAGTCTTGTGTTTCTTGTAAGTTATCTGGACTTGCATAATATACCGTTATTTCACTTTTCATTCCAGTAATCCTTTCTAAAATTTATTTTAAAAGAACCATAAGTACTTAAATAATGTTTATGGTATTGAATACTAGATTTGTTTTTTTCATTTAAATCTACAATTTTACTTTTATAAGTTTCTCTTTTGTAGGGGACTATCAATGCAAGTGGTTGACCCTGTTTTATAAATATACATTTTTGGTCTGTTTTAATATTTATTTGAAAATTTAAGTGATAATTTTTATCAGTTCTAAGCAAACCGTAAGTGGGTTCCCAATCTTTACTATTAGTTAGAGGCATCTTCATTATTCTTATGGAATAACCTTTAGGTGTAAATGCTTTCCAAGGTGTGTTTATTTTTACAATCATTTTAGTGTCAAAATCTTTTGGAAGATAGTCAACTAATTGTTCGTTGTAATGATGTTCTACATCATCTCTTTCTAAAATATTAGAAAAACTTTTAGCTGCTTCCCAAAAAAATAAACCATCTTCAGTTACTGTTATCTTGTAATCAGTAGGAGCTGGAATAACAAAACCTTCTTGATAAACTTCTATAAAACTAGGACAAGACTTGACATTCTTACCTTCTTCATTGTCTATATGTATCTTTTCAGCTTTAATATTTTCATACCAATCAATAGGGTATTCTGACATAGGTATTGGATGAACGCTTTCTGTATGAAATAAATCTTTACTGAAGGTTCCAAAAGTTATAATGTTCTTCATGAAAACATTATATAGAAAGTTTTATTTTATTATTCTGGTTCTGGAATTAATACCCAACCAGTTGTGTTATCTAACAAATATGAGTTATCGTCCCAATAGTAATTTTGGTCATCTGGTTTATCAATAGGTGGTTTCCAAACATAATTTTCTAAATCAGCAACATAGTAATCATATCTTCTAGGTGGTAAAAATACATCTTCATCTTCTAAATAGTGCCAACCCACACCTGCATAGTTTCCTCTTAATGCTTTGCTTTGGTCTTCAGAGGGGTCTTCAGAATCTGGCTGATAATGTACACCATCTTTAGTATTGTAGCTAGTTCTGACTATTGTCTTACTATCTCTAATTGAACTGTAGAAACTTTCCCAAGTGTCGTGACCTTCGGGTAAGTCTGTATTATCTTCGTCCATACCAGTAAGTACTTCTATAACTATTTTGTCTTCATCTAAAACTGCATAATGTGCCATAATATATCCTAACTAAAAACTATAGTTCCCGCTGTTCCACCTTTAATGTGGATGTAATTTTGTCCACTATAAGTACCTTGGGTAACAGTTAAGTTGGTTGCTGTACAAGTATATGTAGTGGGAAATAAAATATAGACAAATCCAGAACCACCAGAATTATTATGTCCTTCTGATGCACCATGTGCTCTATTGGCTGCATTACCAGCTGTACCGTAAGCTACATGATACCCTAATGCGTTGATAGTACCAGAACCAGAGCCACCACCTGCACCTGGAGGTGGATTACCATTAGAAAAACCAGAACCTCTATTACCTTTACTACCACCATTACCAGCAGAGGTCCAACCACTTGGTACTGTTTGTGAAGGCTGACTTGCAGAACCACCATTGTAACCGTGACTATCATAAGGACGAATATTAGCAAATACTGTTCCACCTCCACCACCAGAGCCACCATTACCACCGGTACCGTTTCCTTGATGATTACCAGAACCGTTACCGCCTTTACCTCCGCCTTTACAAGTTAGTGTTGAACCATCTATAGCTAAAGTTGTGTCTCCACCAGTAGATTGACCACCGCCACCATTACCTATAGTTACGGAGTAACTAATACCTGGGTAAAATATGTCACCATTACCAGTTATGTAGCCACCTCCGCCGCCACCAGCTCCACGAAAATAACCCCAACCAGAGTGTCCTTGACCTGCACCGCCGCCACCACCGCCTGCAGCCATATAAACAGTAGCTGGTACAACATTAAATTTTTTCCATTTTTCTTCGGCAACAAGTATAGCTACTTCATTAATATCAAATACACCACTGTTTTCAGTAGCTGTTTGAGTTACATCTTTTACTTTTGTACCTATGTGACCGAATCTTCTTCTACCCATAATTACCTATGATATTTCTATGTAACTTATAACTATTTCTAAATCATTTGCAGCAGAAGCCCAAGCTCTAAATTCATCATTAGGTTCAAGAACTAACTTTCCACCTATTGGATTAATAGCTGCATCAGCGGGGACAGCAACAGTAGATGTTAATGCCTTAGCTGAAGTAGCTGATTGGTCATAATAATCTATATTGACATCAGCAGAGTTTGTTCCGTGAACATTGGCTACTTGACATAATATGATTATTTGTTTATTGCTTGTACTGTTAGTGTGTACAACAGCATCTGCTGTATTTCCTAACGCTGCATTGATTGAGTGAAATGTCTCTGCCATTTTAATCTCCTAATGCGATTATTATTCCGATTGATGCACCTTTATTTGCATCAACATACGCTTTTACTGATTGTTGCGAGGGTACAGAGGTAGCCGAATCAGAACTCATATTGTCTTCATCTATTAATGTTAATGTAGTATCAGTGTCTGTATCTACATCACCCCAAGCAGAACCATTATAAATTTGAATTTTATTTGTTGTTTCATTGTATATTATTTCACCAGCAGAAGCAGAGTATGCATTTCGTTCTGTTGTAGAAAATTTAGGCAATTGTATTCCAGAGGCTCCTGTTTCAGAACCGTCAAAAAACTCTGCAATACCATCACTGTTATTACTCTCAAATCTTACTCTTATAGGTCTATTTCCGTATGTTGTACTCATTACCAGCTCACACTTCCTGTTCCACTTGTTAAAGTGGTAATATTATATCCACCAGAATTACTTGTAGTTCCCTGTATACCTGTAAGTGATATTGTGTAACTATCGGGATATTTAATTATAATAACTCCACTTCCTCCACCACCACCAGAATTAGAACCATTGTTAGCACCGTTTCCACCATTACCTCTATTAGTTGTTCCAGATACACCAGCATTTATAAAATTAGAAGTTCCTTGACCATAGCCACCTTCTGCATAAGTAACAGAAGTACCCGAAATATTATTAGCTCTACCAACTCCTCTAGTTCTACCCGATGCTGCACCACCTGCACCACCACCACCTCCGCCTGCAAAGTTACCTGCATTACCATCATTTTTACTACCACCTGCGTTACCAAAACCAGACCAAGTATATGAGCTTACACTTCTATCTGTCTGTGTAGCTGTACCAGCAGCACCACCATTTGAACCCGAAGCACCACCAGCAGAACCACCCGAAGATATAGTTGTATTGCTATCATCAGCATCTCTACCAGCACCACCACCATCTGCTGTAAAACCGTTAAAAGATGTATCAGTACCTTTTGCACCAGCGCTACCTTGACTACCACCAGAGCCTCCACCACCTACAGAACAATTATAAGATGTACCACTATTCACTAAATAAGAAAGTCCTTCTAATATACCACCAGCTCCTCCACCACCGCCACCAGCTACTCCATCTGAAGAAGAACCGCCACCACCGCCACCTCCTGCAACAAGTAAAAAATCTGCATTAAAATTAAATGTACTACCAGACATACCTGCCCAAGAAGAACCATTATATATTTTGATAGTTCCTAAATCTGAATCATAAACTGTATCGCCAGCAGACATACCTGTAAGTGCATTTATTTGTGAAGTTGTGTAACTCTTTAACCTAAGTGAATTAGATAAAGCAATACCGTTACCAGTAGTCTTTTCTGATATGTTATCTACTTTTAGTTCACTAGCCATTGACTAATTCCCAACCTTCAGAATTGTCACCGTTGTAAGCGTTCTCGTTCCATATATATGCTTCGCCATCATCTGGATAAGCATTTGGAGCTTCCCATACATAGTCGTCACTAAGTGTCCAACTATCATATGGTTTCGCTGGGTAAAAAGCATCTTCGTCTTCATCATAAGTGAATCCGATTCCTGCATAGTTACCGCGATACGGTGTTCCTTCTAAGGTATGAGAATTGCCAACAGTGTTGTAAGAAGTTCTTTTGCAAGTTTGTCCACGAAAATCTGCATACCATGCTTCCCAGCTATCAAAGCCTTCTGGAAGTGTATCGGTATCAGACTCGTCTTTACCTACAATAACTTCAGTTACTATATTGTTGTCGTTAAGAAAGGCGTAATGTGCCATATTATTCTCCTATCGTATGTATTGTAATCGGTGTTTTAAAATTCTCTGTCATTATGAAAAGCTCACCGTTCCTGTTCCTGCTGTAAAAACAATATAGCTATCACTGCCATCCGTTTGTACACCACCATCTGTTAAACCTGTTCTTGTTGCTCCTATGGTTGCATCTGCTGTAGCCCATCTAATTACAACTAATCCAGAACCTCCTCCACCTGGACTTTGTCCAGCAGCTGAACCTGCATTAGCACCACCACCAGAACCAGTGTTTACTGTTCCATTAGAACCTTGATTACCTCCACTAGCAGAATTACCACCACCTCCTGTTCCACCACTTGCAGAATTAGTTCTACCTGCTCCACCACCACCACCAGCTCTTGTGACTGATGAACCTGTAATAGAAGAAGCTAAACCATTTCCACCTGGTCCACCTGTGATAGATGCTTGTCCATTACCACCAACTTGACCAGCTCCTCCTCCACCACCACCTACTCTAGTAGCTGTAGAACCTTGATTAGAAGAACCACCTCGTGAACCTTGTCCAGCAGTACCTGCTGCTCCACTATTTACACTACTGTAAATACCTGCTCCACCACCAGAACCCCAGTTTCCTGTATTAGCTGCACCACCATTACTTCCATAACCTCCTCCAAGAGAAGTTATAGTTGAAAACACACTATTACTTCCTGCTCCATTTGTACTACCACCACCACCTGAACCACCACCACCTACAGTTACAGTTATTGATGTAAATTTTAAAGTTGGTAAAACACTTTCTGTTGAGCTGCTGCCACCAGAAGTTTCAGAGGCATAGCTATTCCTATATCCACCAGCTCCTCCACCACCATTACCAGATGAGTTTCCACTTGGACCACCACCACCACCTCCACCAGCTATAACTAATGAAGATGCATTAAATAAAAATGTATTGTCTGATGTAGCAAACCAAGCTGTACCATTATAAAAATCTATTGTTCCTGTTGTACTGTTATATACTGTATCACCAGCTTGTGGACTAGATAAAGCATCTCTTTGAGCAGTTGTATAAGATTTCAATGCCAACGGGTCATCCATTGAAATATTATTACCACTTCTTGCTTCTATGTTATCTACTTTTAATCTACTCATTATGCAAAGCTCACTGTTCCTGTTCCTGCTGTAATTATTGAAACTTTATTATCTCCTTGTGTAATAGTACTAAGAGTTAAACCAGACTGTGACATAGTGTATTTACTTTCGTATCTTAATATTAATACCCCACTAGCACCAGTTGAACCATCCCAACCATTACCATCAGCACGAGATGCACCACCACCTCCACCACCACCTGTGTTAGCTGTGCCATCTTGTCCATTATCTCCATTAGTAGATGAACCTCTACCTCCACCACCTTTACCACCATCTGGTATAGAGGAATCTCCAGAGTTACCTCCAGAACCACCACCACCAGAATAATAAACATTTGAACCATCAACTTCTCCAACAGAAGCAGTTGTTGCTTCAGATGCAGTAATAATTGTGGATGTAACACCTATACCTCCATAACCATTGCCACCCGGCGAAACACCATTTGAACCATTACCTTGTGCTCCAGCACCACCTCCACCACCTTGTGCGTAGTTTGATTGATTACCATTACCACCACGAAAACCTTGTTTCTCATCATCTTTAGTATTATCACTACCACCAGTATTTTGACCACCACCAGAACCACCAGATGTTCCAGAACTAAATTCATCTAAACCACCACGACCATTTCTACCACCACCACCGCCACCACCAAAGGCGTGTATTGTTGCAAATCTTGTAGAAGAACCAGCACCACCTGCTTGTTCAGAAGAAGGTGTAGTAGCATAAGCACCATTACCTTTTACTCCACCAGCACCAATGGTTACTAAATAGTTTGTAGAAGGAACTACATAAAAAGCTGGACTAGCTGTTGTTAAACCACCAGATGTAGAACCAGATACATTAGTTAATAATCCACCTGCTCCTCCTCCACCACCACAGCGATTAGACTCATTGTTCCATCCAGAACCACCACCGCCACCACCTGCTGCAGCCATATATTCAACTGAAATTACATCTGCTCCACCTGTTTCTACCCAAGCTGAACCTGTATAGTACTCTGCTTTAGAAGTGGTTGTATTATAAATTGTATCTCCAGCTACTGAAGTAAGAGCATCTCTTTGTGTTGTTGTATAGTTTTTAAGTCTTAGTGCAGTATCTATTGCTACATTGTTAGTATCATTTGTTGAAATCTTATTTGTTTTTAATTCACTCATTATGCAAAGCTCACTGTTCCTGTTCCTGCTGTAATTATTAAAATGCTATCACTACCAGTAGAAGCAGTAGATGTAGTTAGACCTGTTGTACTAGCTGTATATGTATTTGGGTATCTAAGAATTACTAACCCACTACCTCCAGCACCAGACACAGCAGATGAGTTATTTGCACTACCTGCACCTCCACCACCACCTGTGTTTACAGTTCCATTTGTGCTGTTATTTGCTCTTTTAGTAGAACCATTTCCACCACCACCTAATCCACCTGGGCCATTTGATGAGTTTCCTTTTCCACCACCACCTCCACTAACATAAACATTATTACTATCTACTTCGCCTACAGATGCAGAAGTTGCTTGACTATCAGAAATAATTGTTGTTACCATACCAGCTCCACCAGCTCCACCAGTTGAGCTTGATGCACTACCACCAACTGCACCAGCACCACCAGAACCAGCACCAGGATAAGCACCAGAAGATGTAATACTTGTATCTCCACCACCATACGCTTGTGTTGGTATGTAAGCAAGGTGAATATCCCTATCAAGATAATTACCTCCTGTACCACTAGCTCCAGCAGAACCATCTGCTCTTGCCATATAAGTTCCACCATAACCACCAGAACCACCAGTTCCTCCAATAGCTTGTATTTCAGCAAATCCAGTTTCTGTGCCTTTTCCTCCACCATTAATATTTCCAGAAGAACTAGCATTACCAGCAGTACCACCACCACCAATAGATACTGTATAACTTTGTCCTACTAATACAGAAAAAGTAGGTTTATTTACACCACTAGGTCCTGCAAATTCTGATGCGTAACTTGTTAAAACACCAGCACTTCCACCACCTGTGCTTGGGCGACCATTACTATCTCCAGTATAATTATCCATACCACCACCTCCTCCACCAGCGACTAACAAATAATCCATATTAAATGTTGTAGCACCAGTTTCTTGCCAAGCAGAACCATCATAGTATTCTACTTTTTCAGTGGTTGTGTTGTATATCGTGTCACCAGCTACTGATGTAAGTCCATCTCTAGCTGTTGTGTCGTATGACTTTAAATTTAAAGCATCATCAACTGATATATTGTTACCAGAGTATTTACCTATAGCGTTTGTTTCGAGAGTGGACATTATAAATCATTCCACGCTGAGCCGTTATAAAATTGTACTTTGCTATCTGTTTCGTTATATATCATATCGCCAGCAGCACTTGTTAATGCGTTTCTCTGTGTAGTCGTATAAGACTTTAAGTTCAGAGGGTCTTGCATAGAAACATTATTGCCAGAGCTTTTAGATATTGTATTTACTTTTAAAGTAGCCATTATATAATCACCAATGTCCCATTGTTTGTTATGGTCCCAGTAATTGACACTGGACCAGCCATTAATTGTCCTTCTCCTGTAGGAATAGTATAAGTTGCAGCTTGTGTCTGATTATGTCGTACTGTTCCAGAGTTAGTAGTAAAAGCCATACCACCCACATCTTGTACAGCTACTTCAGTACCTGCTACATCATATCTAATCTTATCTTCATCAGAACCACCTTCATCTACTTGAATTTTTGTATCACTATCACCATCACTAATCGCTGTACTATCCGCTGATACTGTTGCATTGATACCTCCATCAGTAGAGTCATCATATGTAAAACTTATTCCAGAGTGTGAGCCATTAGTTACTAATTGTGCAGCAACAATATCTTGTATTTGTTCTGAGGTATTACCAACAACTACCCAAGCCGAGCCATCGTATATTTTAATTTTGTTATCTGTTTCATTATAAATCATCTCCCCTTCAGTTGTACCTGTAGGGTCTGAAGAGTGTGAAGGCAATAAGACAGTATCAGCATTAGTAAACTCTGCTAAACCATCGGTATCATTACCTGTTCTTGTTACATGTATTAATCTATGTGTTGCCATTATGCTATGCTCACTGTTCCTGTTCCAGCTGTGAAAGTTGTTACTTTATCTCCACCATCTAATGCTGTAGAACTTGTCAAACCAGCACCTATAGTTAAATTTCTTGTTTGTGAATATCTTATGATAACTATTCCAGAGCCACCATTTCCACCAGAGCCATAACTACCAGAACCATTAGCACTACCTCCACCGCCACCACCTCCAGTGTTTGTTGAGCCACTACCACCAGAACCACCATTATTAGAACCATTACCTCCACCACCAGCACCTGCAGAACCAGAGGGTCCACCACTATAATCAGAACCTCCACCACCACCGCCACCTCTTGTGACAGATGAAGCAGTTATCAAAGAAGCTAAACCATCTCCACCTGCTCCTGTGCCGTCAGTGTTTCCAGCTTCTCCAGCACCACCACCTCCACCAGCAGTAGAAGAGCCACCAGCACCATTATGACCTTGTCCTGTAGTACCAGTACCATAACCATTGTAACTTGCACCACCACCAGAACCACCATTTCCAACTGCTCTTTCATAGGCACCACCCT